GCATCTCCAATTTGTCGCATCCCACCCACATAATAAGTGTTGTAAATATTAGTAACATCAACATACTTATTTTCCGATTTACATACATCTATTATTATGTGCCATAACAACCTACGCCCTGCTGCTGTATTTAAAACTGTCTTGTAATCGTCCCTTATTCGTTGTTTTTGAATCTCTTTTATATCTTTCTTGTCTTGATCCATTAGTTGCCTACCAATTCTGTTAAGGCTGTATTAGGTCTTATTTCTGTCTCACTTAACAATTTAGCACCTTGAATTGATTGTGCCATCTGTTCCTGTTGTTGTTGTGTCTGTTGGGCTTCTGCACGTTCTAGTCTAATTTGATCTACCATATCTTTGCTTCTTACGATACTAATAGGAATATTAAGTTTTTCTCCGTATTCTTTTATAGCAGCATCAAGATCAATATTATCCAAAACAGACGGATCAGCACCTGCTAAACTACCAACAAATCCTGCGAATTGTTCAATAGAAGCTGTCCCAATCATTTTTTGTGCTTGTGCTATTGTAGAGACATAATCAATTTCCCACTCTTCACCTTGCATTATTTCAGGTGGTTCTTCTATTAATCCACCATCTAGAATCTTATCAAAAGCTATTTCTATTAATGGACTTAATGCTTCGTTGTTTATCATTGTTAGTACAGAAGCTAAAGAAACCATCTTTTCAGCATCTCTCTTAACTACTTCTGTTGCTGTCATTTTAGGATCATCTGATTGTGAAAACATTGCGAATAAGTTTGTGTACCAAATATCTCCCATTTCTTGCTCTGCTTCTTTTATACTAGCATCAATCTTTTGAATATCAGCCTGTACTAAATCAACAGGTCTAACGCCATTATTAGCATTTAAACCATCAACAAAAGTAACACCGTTAGGATTTAGATCATATTCTTCTACTTCCAAATCAACCATCACGGGAGGTCGTGCAATCAAAGCTAGATTGATTAGTTTATCTTTCACCATCACTTGAATAGACTTTGCAGTCCCTAATGATTCCCAGCCTGGCGAATTTTTACCATAAACATCACTTGTAGTTATTATATTCCACCTCGGTGATATAACAGGGAATCTTTTATATCCACTTTCTTTTAATATTTTATCGACTGTATCTTCGCCTTTCTCCCAATAAAAAGACGCAAAAGGCATGTTTAAGTTATCTTTTTTAGTATCATCGTATTGTTCACGTGGATAAATACAATGTCTCACAACTACTTCAAAGCTATAGTCTTTATTCTTATATTTGCTTCTAGTGTCATAAGAAACATTATCAATCCCAAATTCTTCCACCAATTGCAAAACTGTCATTGTAAATTCACGAGCAAAACTATTAACACGTCCAGTATAATCATTATCTAAATAGTACTCACCGATTGTGAAATTCCTTAATCTAAGCACAGTATCATATTCATCATTAATCAAAGCACAACCAGTAGCAAATAACCCTATTTCTTCGTATATATCACGCAACCCATGATAAACATTGCTCTTAGTAAATATCTTAGCAATTAAATTTTCAGCCTTTTCTAACCACGCCTTAACTTCGTGATTATCTTGTAATGCTTCGTTTTCAACAATCAATCTGAACCATTTATGGGCTGGATTAGTCATACCTGAATACATCCCATTAGCAAATATTCTAACTAAAACCTGTATTCTATTATTAATAATATCTTGATAATTAGGAGCAGTTCCATCGTTTGCTTTACTATTATCAAATCTTCCACGAGTAGGACGCTCCCAACGTTTAATATCTTCCCATGAGCTTTCCCATGTAGAAGCATTAGATTTCATAATATTAAATTTTTTGTTAAGTTTTTCTATTTTTTGCATTTATTGCCCCAATTTAGTTTTACCTTGCAATGTAGGTGTTAAAACACTAGCCTCACCTATACTTCCACCTGATCTTTGTGTAGAAAGGAAACCTCTTTGCAAGGCTAATGCACGTTTTCGTTTCCTAGCTGCTTCTGTATCTATTGAATAAGCAGGTGAATCAACATCACCAGTATTAATATCATTAGGATTAATTGTTTTAGCATTTGCAGTAGCATTAAAATTTGATCCCAATGATGCACCCAATAAACCACCAGTTAATGCTCCTGCTCCACCACCTAATAGTAATCCTGCTCCACCACCTAAAGCTGCACCACCAATAGTTTGCCATCCACCAATAGGCTGCACAGATTTATCGGTATCACTTAGTGCTTTATTAATAGCTTTTCCAGTATTTCTCCCAGCGTCATGAATTGACTTGTCAGTATCACGTAGTGCTTTTCTAATTGCTTGACCCACTTAAACCTCCAAATAATACTTATAATAATCTGTCTCTATCCCATTAACTAGAAATAGTTTAGGCACTTTCCCTAAACTTTTAAAACCTAGCCTTAACGTCGCTATTCTTGAAATTCTATTATTGCTACTAACTAAAGAATCAAACCTATTTACATCGTATTTTTTGTAATAACTTACAGTTACATTAAACAGTTTTCTAGTAAGTCTAGGATAATTAAATCCTTTTTTAGCAATTGCACAGTAATAAAAGCTTTTCCAGCCACTGATCACTATCCATGAAGCATAAACAATCTCACCATCTTTTCTAGCTACACAAACATCATAAATAGTGTTCTCATAAAATTCAAAGAATGAAGCCTTATTTGTTACTCCATCAAAATCAGAAAAAAAATGGTCTTTTTTCTCTATTAAATCCCAAACATCAGCAAAATCTTCACACTTTCCACCATAAACACTTAAATCATCAATAGTTTCTAGTACCTCTTGGTTTAGGAATAACATCATAATTACTTCTTGACCTCTTATTTTTGCTCTCAAATATCTTAACATGTATATCTTTAGGAGCTTTACTTTTCAGTCCAGGATCAATTATCCTAGCTATACAATCTAAAATATCATCATGCACCGATACTGGAAAAGACTCATATTCATTCTTGAAATCCAAAGTAAAATCTTGTAAATTATCTTCGTAATCAATATATTTCAAAGTATGAGGAACATAAAATCTATAAGCTTGAAACATAGGCACAAGTTTTTTAATCCTGTCATTCTTCGCTGTTGACCCACCTAGAGCAGTTATTCTAAATCTCCAATTCTCTTGTTCCATCACATATTGAAAATGCTCTATATCTGATTGAAGTCCGTATTTCTCATAACCTACGTTTAAAGGTTTATATTTTCTGACAAAGTTAAATAGTTTAGTTGCTCGCTCTGTAAGGTTTAGTCTATCTCTTAATCCATCAACTAAATAAATATTTCCATCACTTGCTAAACCTATCACAACCATAACTGTATAATCACTAGTCTTTTTCTTTTCACCAGCTGGATCAACTAAAACATAATAATTCATATTTATGCTATTAATCTTTTTATGTTCTACTCTATCGTAATATTGAATCCAATCAGGTTTGAAACTCATTGCCTTATCTGCTGCTGGATTTTGTAACATTTGAGCTGAAAACACGAAAACCCCCATATCTGCATATTTTTTAGCTAAAGTTTCTCTAGTCATTAGAACAGGATTACCAGTAATTAACCCATCGTCTGTAGCAGGGTAGATTCTTTGCTTAGCTGTCCCACGCTCCACAATAACTCTATATGTATCATTGAAATGATATCTAGTGCCAATGAACCTTTTAGCTCCACCCTCTGCACCTAGATTGTAACTTAGAGCCAAAGCATCTGTTGTTTTATTTATCTGATCCGTCGTGCTAACACTCTCTCTTGTTACTACATCATCATACACAAGCAAACTAAAATGCTTCGATGTTGGTTGTCCATCAACTAAACCAAAAGCTTCTACAGTACATTCCTTTGGGTTTTGTGTTCGTCTAACGATTATCCCACTATCGAGCGACCATTTAGGACTCTCTCTATATGGGTACTTGTATAGAATATCTGGAAATAAATCCTGTAGAAACTCGTTAGTCTCAAGTTCTCTTTTAATTTGTTCAAGGAACGCCTTAGCAATTGGTCTTGTATGTGAAAATATCCCAACCGTAATATTAGGATTTTTTAAAATATCTTGTATCGTTTTCCCGTATGTAATTATTGTACTCTTGTAATGTTCTCTAGCCCAAAGATCAAGATGGTCGTTTGGATCGTTTTCTATCTCTCTGCATCTCTCATACAGCCAATCTCGATCAATATCTTTTCTTATAAACCCTACCGTAAGTAAGAAAAACAAATCATTCTTGCATAGATCTTGCATTGCCACAACATCGTTATCTTTTAGAACTTGTAAGTATAGTTTATTGCTTTGCTGTCTCGTTAAGTTTTTGCAAATCATATAACCTCTTTTAGACCAAAAAAAAGCCGATACTTTAAAATACAGTCGCTCGGTTTTCCGAACATCTATAGATTAAAATATCGACTTTTCTAAATCGTCTTTATTTCTGTTACTCTAATTATAATATTTTACTACTATTAATACAACTTATTTTTCCGCCATTATCATATTTAATTAAAACTTGACCTGCTTTACCCTGCTTGTTTTTCTTTATCATTTCCATGAACAACTCTAGTGATCGTTCTTCTATCTTTAATAATTCTTTAATAACTTCTAGATTATCCATTTATCCTCCCCTTAATTCTTCTATTATCTTTTTAACTTTCTCCTCTTAAACATATATTACATAAGTACACAATCATCACACGCTGGATAACTTTTTATCTTTCAACTTGCTTAATTCTATCAGCTAGATCAATATTGATAACATTTTTAGGCTCAATCTTTTCATCATCTGTAGTTATATCTTTCTTATCTTTTAATCCTAGATCGCGTGCAATTATGTTCGCATTGA